GTGAACCCGAACCTCCCCAGCGACTTGTCCAGGTTCGCCTCGTCATGCTTTTTCGGATTGCGCACCGCCGGCGAGACCTTGGACAGCGGCATGTGCTCCAGCCTCCGCGCTGCCTGGAGGGCCTGAGCCATGATGTCGACGGGCTGCTGCGCGCTCTCTGCCTCTGCTGCTGATTTCTTGGCCATGGCCCGGCATGCTTGCACGCGGCGCTTAAAACAGCTAGCCAATGTAAACGCGCAGCGAAGCGCGAGGAGAGGGAGCAAGCAATGGACGAGCACGACCTGGCCGAATTCGCGGCCAGCATGAAGAAGGCTGCCGCCGCCGGGGAGTTCGACGGGCGGCAAAGCGCCAAGGCCATGACCTACATCCGGCACTGCCGGAGAATCCACCAGCCCACCGGGACCGTGGTCATTTTCACCAGAGACACGGGACACCATTCCAGCGGCTGGTTCAAGAACCCCGACTACGAGCGCTGCCTGCACCTCTCGCTGTCGCCGGCGCCGCAGCTGTTGATTGTGCCCAGCCTCCAGCGCGCGGAACTCAGCCGCAAGACCGCCGCCCTCTGGGTTCGGGCCTTCTTTGGCGACGACATGCGCCACGCCTGGGAGGAATCGCCCAAGACGCCCCAGGGGCGCGAGCGTGGCGTCTGGCATTGGCGGGTCTTCTGCGATGCCGCTTGGCAGCCCATGAGCCCGCGCGGAGAGGTCTACAGCACCGAGCTGACCGAGGCCGGCTGGAAATCGGCCAGCGAGCTGGGGCGCGAAATCGTCAGCCCTCTGGTGCCGGGATGAGCGCGCCGCCCAAAGACCACCCCGTCGAGGTCGCCAAGGCCCAGGTCAAAGCCATTGCCGCGCAGCTGGAGTGCAACGTCGACGTGCTTCCCCATGAATTCGAGCACTTCATGCGCTGGCTGGAGGCCTGGGCCAAGCTGGAGCACATCGAGGCAAGCGAGCGCAGCCTCCGGTAGGGGAGGGGGCCGCATTTCACATTAGCAGGCGAAAGGACCACACCATGAGCGCAGAACCCCAAAAAGAGCAGAAGATTTTCTCCCCACGCGGGCAGCCGGGCTGGACTCAGTGCGACGGCACCCTCAAGAACGGCACCCAGGTCATGCTGGCCTCCGGCGGCCCCATGATGACGGTCGTTGGCATGGAGAGCGACGCGGTCGCCCTCTGTCGCTGGACGAATGGCTACCGCGATATGACGAGCCGGTTCGCCGTCCCTGCCCTCTGGAGGAAGGACGAATGAGCGGAGAGGACGAGGCCTCTGCCCTGCGGAAGCTGCTGCACGAGGCCCAGGCGCAGCTGGAGAGGCGCGTCGAGCTGAATCTCAGCGAGACGTTCACGCTTTGCGATCTCCTGGAGGCAGCCATCCGCGACCAGCCCACTTCCATTGCCAGGCCGCGCTGGGAGAATTGCCACGCCCTCCTGGACGCCCACCGCCGCAAACTGAAAGGCCCGCCACAATGACAATCGAGACCGGAGACCAGCAGCCCAAGCGCATCCTGGTGAAGAAGTGCAGCAGCTGCGGCGAATCGCACGAGGTCGAAGTGAAGACCATCGCCCCAATCACCTTCGGGCAGATGACCTACACGCGCGGCTTCGACTGCCCCAACAACCAGGACCTCGTTGTCGTCTGGCAGGAGTTCGACGGTGGCTGAGCGCGTCCATGTCGAACCCACGCGGGAGGAGATGGCGCTCCGCATCCTCTGCGCCCTCGTCCCCTCCGCGCTGGGCAAGCCAGAGGACTGGGCGCGCCTCGCTGACGAATCCGTGCGCCTCGCCGACGCGCTGACCATGGCGCTGGACACGATTCCCAGGCCGCAGCGCCAAAGGCCACCCATGCCGCCCAGCGAGAAAGCCTACCTCGTCGGAGAGGGGCCGCCGCGCCCTGAACCAACCGCGGTGCCTGGCCCAGGCAAGAAGCGGTCCTCCTGGTGGGAGCGCTGAATGCAGAACTTTCCTCTCCAGGATCTCCGGCGGCTGCTGCTGCATTCGCTGGAGGTCCGCCCGCTGGGCGATGTCGTCGCGAATTCCCGCGACTTCTTCCTCGTCGACGGCCGCTACCTGGTTTGCCATTCCGAGAGCGCGGCAATCCTTGCGTTGCACGGCGTTCGGTGGCACGACGGGCCTGGGCATTGTCCGACTTTTACAAACGCTTGCCGCTGTGATGTGGAGCCACTATGAAGTGCCAGGTGTGCGAGCAGGGATTCGAGACCGGCGAAGCTGTTCTCGCGGACAAAGAGACGGGCGGCTACCTGCACTGGCGCTGCGCGCTTGATGCCGGCGGCGGCAGGTCTCTGCGGCCTACCCGACTGATTGTTCCTGCCGGCGACATCCGGGAGGAGATTGCCGCCCTGCACCGGCGGCTGGAGGACCGAGAGAAGGAGCACGAACTCCTGGTGAACGATTCCACCGCGACCATCCTGCGACAGGAGAAGCGCATCCTGGAGATGCAGTTAGAGCTCGAGCAGTTGAGGCGGAGCAACGCGCAGCTGCGCGAGCTGGTCGAGAGGGCTGAGCAGGCGGCGGCTGATGACTTTGAGGCCGCCACGAATTGGAGGCGATACGTCGCCATCCATGGGGAACAGCGGGCCTCCCTGTACTTGGTCCCGCCGAAGAAGGGAGACGGACATTGAGCAACGAGGTTCGAGTGGTTGTGTCGTTCTCGAAGACCAAGTCGGGAACATGGGGCGCGCTGGCGTCGCTGCGGCATGGCGCTGCCAGGCGTGAGGCGAAGACGGAGGGGCGGACCATGGTGGCCGCCTTGAACAAGGCGCTGCGTGCGCTGGCGAATGGAGCGAAGGATGACGGAGGAAAGAAAGAGCGAAAGCCCAAGCGAGGAAAGGCCGCAGCAGAGCGCGGAGGATCCAAGCGCAAGAAAGGTCCAGCCGGAGACCGACGAGCACGGAAGGGCGCGGCGGCTGGAGGCAAGCGCAAGAGCCGACTTTCAACGCGCGTACCTCGGGCAGCCAAGGCCCCCAGGCGAGGGAAGCGCGGAGGGGCTGGACGCGGAGATAAGGCAAAAGCTCCACGAACTCCTCGCCGGAGTGGACCTCGAAGCCGTCGAATGGAAAGAGGTCCACGGGAGGCTGCGCCTGTCGATAACAGCCAGCCAGCGCCAGCCCCAGCAGTCGTCGACGACGGCCGAACCTACTCCGACGTAGTCGCGGCGGCATGAGGCGCCTGGACAAAGCCCGAGTCCTGGAGATGTGCGTCTCCCTTGCTCGCACCGAGGGCATTCGGAACCCCCTCGACTGTCTCGTCCGCGCGAGAGACATCGTGGGGGATTCTGGAGTCGACCACGCCGGCGCACTGAGCGCCGCGCTGCATGCCGCCGGAGGCAGCCTGGTCAAGTGGTGGGGCCTCTCCGGCAATGGGCATACCCTCGACGACACCGTGGCGCTTTTCGAGGAGGCGCTTTTTTCCGCCCAGCTTGAGGGCTGACGCGGCGCAAAAGGTCAGACCCGCCGGATATAGCCGGCGGTTGTGAAAACGATTCTGGAAGTGATGGAGGAGCGGGACCGATGCCGGCGAGAACTCGACAGGCCCGACGTCGTAGACCGCTGGGCCAGGGCCTCGCTGCTGGGCGCGCTCGTGATGGCGGAGTGGGTCCTGGGCAAGAACGGCCAGGACAACGTTCAGCGCCCGAGCACTCTGACTCGGGCTGCGCCTCCCGACCTCAAGACGACGTGATTGCCTCCTTCGACCGCCTGGTTCGTCAGATGCACATGCCCGATTGCCCCAGGCGCGGCTGGTGCCAGTGCGTCCTGGGTGTCTTTCCGCCATGACCTGCGAACGCCTCAAGCTGCCTGACGGCACTGCCGCCATCGTCTGCTCCCGAGACCGCAAGGCCAAGGCGATGCAGTGCGAGTTCTGCGGCCTCTGGACCGCGACCCTGCTTTGCGACGGGCCGACCAACTGGCGCACGCACCCGCGCCGGAAGAAGACCTGCGACGCGGCCCTCTGCGCCAGCTGCGCCCAGGAGGTGGGGGAGGACCGCCATCTCTGCCCGCGCTGCCAGAAGAACCAGGCGCCGCAGCAGCTGGGGCTCCTCTAGTTTTCACATTGGCTAGCCGCTACTCTCCCCGACATGGACCCAAAACCTCCAGAGCAGGACGAGCTTCCGCTGCCTCCCAGCATGCCGCCACCCAAGCGCTGCCAGCACCAGGCCTCGCCGATTCCTTGCCCTTGGCCCAGCTGTCCCGCCGGCGTGCGCGGGAAGCAGCTGCGCCTGGTCGTGGCGCGCGACGACGGCAGCCGCGTGGCGAGGTTCTTCCGCCGCCGCATGGTCGTCCAGGGCAGCAAGGTCGTCTTCCAGTGGACGCCGGCGTGAGACCTCGGGGTGATTGGGCTGGCCTCGCTGCCGGGCTGGGCCTGCTGGCCTGGATTCTCTTCGCGCCAGACGACTGCCTGCCTCCGACGCCGGCGGAGCTTGCGCGGCAGCGCTGTCCACCGCCGGCCTCCTGGTGCCCAGGGCACGACGGCACCATCCGAGACGCTGGACTGCCGTTCCTCTCGTTCCCGGAACGTTCCCGGAACGACGCGGGCTGGGACGATTGGGACGGAGGGGACGATGGGTTTGAGGATTGAGACAGCGGTCGCGCTGCTGGCGCTGGGTATCGGCATTGCGCTGGGCCTGGGGCTTGGCCGCGCGCTGGAGAGAAACCAGCAGCGGGAGAGCCAGCGGAGGTTCCGGGCGGCGGCCATCGACGCGGGCTGGCTTCTTGACCGCAATCCCTATTTTCGGGAAAATAGTCAATAATCCCGCTAGTTTACATAATCAGGCTTATCCGACGTTGAGGCCATGGACACCGACCAGGCCCATGCTGTCCATAGACAAAAAGCGGCCCCCAGGACCTATTTCCCAGGGGCCGCTTCCGCTGTCCTCGCCGGTCTGCAGTTCCGGGTCGCTGGACATCCACCTCCGGCGCGGTGGCCGGATTGCCTCGGAGAATGCGCCTTGTCCGTCGACCACGCCACCGCCTTCGACTCGCCTGAATACGATCGCCACCAAGGCAAGCACTGGTGCCCCTGGCATGAGCGCGAGCTGAAGTTCCTCCGCGTCGAGGACCACCCCGAGATGGGCGTCAACGCCGTCTGCGAACCCTGCCCGGAATGCGGACCAGGCGAGCAGCTGCACGACCGGGACCCCGACGAGTTCTGCTGGTGCGAAAAATGACGCTCCTGGCTGCGTTCGTCGCCGGCGGCCTCTGCGCCATGTTCATCGCCCGCGCCCTGGGCCGCTGGATTCGCCGGCTGTTCTGGTTCGGGGCGACGGCCGTATTTGGCTTATGGGCGTTTTTCGTCGTCGGACCCGCCTTGGGCATGGGGTCGGGTTCGGAACTGCGAAATTCGGGGTCCTGGGCAGCCTGGCGCGGCCTCCTGGAGGTCGCGCGGTCCTGGCTTATCGACCCGTGAGAAACCCCAAGGCCCGGCGCCGTCCAGAGGGCCAGAGACGACGCCGGGCCTCTTCAGGCCCTGACTGAAGCCGGCGGCACCCGGAGGCAAGCTCCACGGTGGCGAATCCGCCGCACCTCGTGCCTGAATGTCCTACCCTCCTGCCGCTGCCGCGTCCATTGCCACCAAGCGCGGGACGCGCCTTTTCCAAACGCCGTCCGTCATGAACACCGCAACCGGCCAGTCTCTGTCCTCGAAGTTCTTCGTCTGTCGATAGGCCTTCGCGGCGGCCATGAGTTCAGAGGGCGTCACCTCCAGCTGCTGCACCTGTCGCCAGAAATGCTTCAGCGCCTTGCCGCCTGCCCCACCTGTCAGTCCGTTCTTCGCGAACCACGCCAGCGCCTGCTCGAGTGACCACACCGCGGGCTCCGGCCTGGGCTGCGGCCTGGGCGCCACCGACCAGCGCACCTGCATCTCTGGGTGCAGAGCCTTTAGGGCCTCCAGGATGGCGAGGTCTTGGTTGCGCTCGGTCACGGCATCCAGCGCCCAGTTGTCGGCGACACCGAGCTCCAGTTCTTTCTCCGAGAGCGAGACGCCCCAGCACTCGACGGGCAGGAGGCGTTCCTGTCCATGCTGGCGTCGGAACTCCGCAAGCACTTCCCCGAGGAGGTCGGCAGCGAGGTCGCAGTTCCTCACCTCGAAGCCGCAGCTGTCGACGGGCGGCCCCTCGTAATGATCGCCCTGCCCGTTGGTGGTGGTGGTGGTTCTGTTTGAAAAATGGGTGGCCGCGCTTTTCTTTCTTCCGACCACCACCACCGGCTTCTTGGGCGAGGGCCGGAGGCTGGGAGGCGGCGCGAAGCAGGCCGCCGTAGAAGAAGATCCTCCTTTCCTCCTGCTCCCCCTATCCCCTCCCCCTATGCCATGGGGGGATGCCATCCCTCCGCTAAAGTCCTGTTCTGGCTCCTGATTCTCGAAATTCTCGGCAGAGAATGCGGCGGCGGAGGAGGCCGCAGAAATCGGCGCGGAGGCCGGAACGCCATTTTTCCGGGAGGCAGGGGGGTTGCCATGGGGGGAACCCATGGGGGGATGCCATCCCCCCCTCTCCCAGGTGGGCAACGGGCCAGCTTTTCGGACCTCGGGAAAGTGGCGCTGGAAGGCCTGCGAGACCCAAGGCGCATCGTTCTTCAGCGTCAGCAGCCGGTCCCTCATGTCGCGCAGCGCCTGCCAAACGAGGTCGCATTTCGGGAAGCGCGGGTGCCTGATGATGTTCGCCCAGCCGTGGATGTGGTTCTCGTTGTCCGGCGGCTCGTGCTCGATGCGGCGCGGAATGAAGAGGACCTTGGCGCGATGGTCGTAGACGACGCGGCCAGCGGCGTACAGCTGCTGGAGGCATTCACGCAGCCCATAGGGGTAGGCCTCCAGCAGCTCGCGCGGATACCAGGCCGCGAATCTGTCGAAGTCGCCCCACTCCGCGCCGGCGGCCAGCGGCCAGCCCAGGTCGTCGAGGATGGTGCCCTCTCCGATTGGATAGAGGCCCGGAATTGAGAGCGTGTGCTCGTTGGTCAGCAGGTAGTCGAACAAGGTGTTCGTGTTCGGCAGCGCCTGGGACACTTCGTCGCGGAGAAAGGGGTCGCGCCAGCGGACGGAACTCACGCGGCGGTACTGGCCTTTCGGAGCGGCCTTGCTCAAGGACCCACCTCCGCGCAGCTGGTGGGCAAACAGACGACATGCAGCAGCCTGCTCCCGGCGCAACCTTGGCGCCAAGAGACGTTCAACGGTTCGTCTTCCATGTACGGCCCCCTCCTGGCTGCGCCGGATTCGCGACCGGTGCAGCGGCGGAGGATCACCTTAGGCCTGGGTTCCGGTTCATCGCAACATGAACATCCGTTTTCCTTTTTACATTGGCTAGCAATCGGCTAGAAGCCTCGCACCCCGCCATTGCGGCGGGCATCTCAACTGGAGAGAGCCGAATGGAAGCAGCGAAGCAGAATGGAGCGCAGCAGCAGAAGAACCCCCTCGACCGTCCCGCCCGAGACCACCAGGAGCTGAGAGCGCTCCTGACCTCGCCCTCCGTCATCGAGCAAATCAAGATGACGATTCCCCAGCACATGAAGCCGGAGAGGCTGGCGAAGATCCTCCTCTCCGCGACCCTTAAGACGCCGAAGCTGATGCAGTGCAATCAGCTGTCGCTGCTGAAGGCCCTGGGGAACCTCTCGGAGCTCGGACTGGAACCCGGAGGCGCGCGTCCCCTCGTCCACCTCATTCCCTTCGAGGTCAGCCAGGGCAAGGGGCCTGACGGCAACTGGCTGCCCAAGCGCGCCGACGTCAACATCATCATCGACTACCGAGGGTACCTGGAGCTGTTCCGGCGCAGCGGCTACTGCGAGGACTTCGACCTCGACATCGTCTACGAGGGCGAGCCGTTCGAATACGCCAAGGGCTTCGGACCCGGCAACGACCGCCGCCTCATTCACAAACCCGATTGGAAGCGCGACCGCAGCACCCTGGACGGCGCCCTCTGCGTCTACTTCATCGCCTATTTCAAGGGCGGCGCCGGCAGGCATTGCGAGGTCATGAGCATTCCCGATGTGCTGCGGATTCGAGACCGCAGCGAGGGCTGGAAGTCGGCCGTCTCCTACAAAAAGACGGACAAGTCGCCATGGTTCACGGACCCCGTCCGCATGGCGCTCAAGACCGTCATCCGCCGCGCCGCCAATTTCATCCCGCTTTCAGCAGAGGCGCGCGACGCGATGGAGATGGAGAACAACGAGTTCTCCGACCCCGGCGAAATCATCGACCAGGCCATTCGCAGGCCCCAGGCGCCGGCGACCGACAACGCGGCAGCGAATTGGGCGGCGGCCTCCGCAGCGCAGCAGCAGCCCGAGGATGCGGAGTTCACCCAGGAGGAGAAGGTCGACCCAGAGACCGGCGAGGTCACGGGAGGCCCGGCGCCGCAGGAGGGCGCGCCACAATCGCAGGCAGAAGAGAAAGAACCGTCCGACCCGGTCGGCAGCCTCCTGTGGCGCATTGCCAGGGCGGCCACCGAGCAGCTGGGAGACCTGGCAAAGCAGGCCGCGCAGCTGCCCAAGGACGAACCTCGCCGGCTGGAGGTTTCCGCCGCAATCAAGGCGCGGCGCGAGCAGCTGGCCAAGGAAGGAGGCCAGCAGTGAAGGCAACCGCCGAGCAGAAAATCCACGCAGCCATCGAGCTGATGATGACGGTCCTCCGCGCCATGGCGCCGGAGGACGCTGTCACCGCCCTCCTGAACGTCGTCGCGCGGGTTGCCCATGCCCTCCAGGTCCCGAAGGACATTCTCCTCCGGGAAATGAGCCGAATGGTCGACGAGGCAGAAAAGTGCTGCGCCGGCGATCACTCCCATGACGAAGCGCCTCGGAAGGAGATTGTCCAATGAGCGTTGAAACGAACTCCCCTGCCCTGCCAGAAGCCCAGCCCATGACAAACGCGCTTGCCAATGTAGAAACGATGCCCTGGTGGATGGCTGGCTGGTCTCGCAGCATCACCCCTTCCTCTCTGGGGCGCGCCGCCGCCTGCATCCGCAGCGAGGCGATGCCCCATGCCTACGAGGAGTCGCCCTTCGCCCGGAAAGGAACGGTCGGACACAAGTTCCTGGCCGACTGCCTGGAACATGGGCGGGACCTGGCCCTCGGAATGGTCGAGGACCCGGCGGATATCGAGTGGCTGGCCATGCTGCCGCTGGAGAGGCTGCCGGCGTTCCATCCGCAGTCCTACGCGCCGGAGGTCGCGCTGGCCTATGACCCCAAGACGCGCACCTGCCGGGAGCTGGGCCGGAACATCTCGCGGGAGGAGGCGCACCGCCGCAAGAAGCACGATTGGGAAATCGTCGGCATCCTCGACATCTGCGGCCAGACTGCCTTCTCCGCGGTGGTTCACGACTACAAGCTCGGGTGGGGCTACGTCGAGCCGGCGGAGGTGAACTGGCAGCTGCGAACCTACGGCCTCATGGCGGCCCGCTGGCTCCAGCTGAACGAATGCGACTACTCGGTCATCCGGGCCAGGGACAACGGCCAGACCTGGAGCGACGTGGCGCATATGGACGAGCTGGACCTGCTGGCGCACGAGGAGGCGCTGGCGGACCTCCTGGAGCGCCGGGAATCAATCCGCGCCATCACAAGGGCAGGCCAATGGGAAAAGCTGCCGGCGCTGGTCGAGGGCAGGCATTGCCGGTACTGCCCGGCGAAGTTCGCTTGCCCTGCCAAGGTCGCCGGCGTCGTCCAGGTCGTCAGGGAGCCACAGGAGGTTCTGCCGGCGAACCTGACGCCGGAGCTGGCTGCGTCGGCCTGGCGCAAAATCCGGGCGGCCCAGAAGACGCTGGAGCGCTTCGAGGCGGTCATCCGCGAGTATGCGCGCACGGAGCCGGTTCCGCTGGGCGACGGCGAATGGCTGGCAGAGAAGGCCACGCCGAAGGAGACCATCGTTCCCGAGAGGGCGCGGGAGGCGCTGGTGCGGCAGTACGGGCAGCTGGGCACGGCGGTCTATGGCGAGGCCTCCGAGACGGAGACCTCCATCACCAAGAAGGCCTTCCGCGCCGCGCTGAAGAAGCTGGTCCTCCCTACCCTGCCGCCCGACCACCAGAAGATCACCTGGCTGGAGCGGGACGCCCTCAAGCTGCTGCGAGAGGCCGGCGCCATCTCGGTCGTTGTCACCAAGTGCGTCACCGAGCATGTCCCGCCCAAGCTGGACCCGGCGCTGGGCTTGCCCGAGGGCACCGAGGAGGCGGCATGAGCGGCCCGGTCTGCCGCAGCTGCGGCGCGCCCATCCGCTGGGTCATCTCCGACCGAGGGCGCAGCATTCCCATCGACGACAAGCCAGACCCCAAGGGCCTCCTGGTTCTCCAGCCGCACGAGGACGGCCGCACGCGCGCGGTGCATTTCGGAACCGTGGTCCCAGGCGACGCGCCTCGGTTCACCTCCCACTTCGCGACCTGTCCGCAGGCCGCGCAATGGAGGCAGCCGCGATGAAGCAGGGCGACAACTTCCTCGTCGAGGTCCAGAACAAGCTGGGCGGGGTTCGCATCATCGTCCCGCCCAATGGCGGCTCCCTGGAGTTCAGCAGCGCGCAGCAGCTGGCTGATTTTCTCCAGGGCCTCGCAGAGGCCGGCGCCCTCGCCTGGCCTGGGCAATTCGGAGTGCAGATGCACCTGATTCCAGAGAGCGGACCAGTCGGTCACGCATAGCCGCAAACCAGAAGAACCAGATGGCGCCGGTGAGGGATACCCGGCGCCATCGCCGTTTCCCCTGTCATCTCCAGAGGTACCCCAGGCTTTTACATTAGCCGGCTAATGGGCATAATACCCCTTGACAGCGCGACATTCCGCCGCGCCGCCTTGAAGGAGATAGCAGCCATGAAGAAGACGACCGAAACCAACCGCGCCGCGATGACCAGCCTGATTGCCCAGCTCGTTGGCCATGGGATGGCACAGAAAGAGATTGCGGCCCTCTGCCAGGTCACGCCCAGCGCGGTCAGCGCCTGGAAGACCGGCAAAAGCATGGGCACCATTGCCCAGCGCGAGACCCTGACCAAGGCCCTGGCCCGATTCGCGCCGGCCAAGGCGGAGAAGAAAGAGGTCAGCCAGCCGCGCGCCTCCAAGCTGCGCATCATCGAGGCCTGCGCGGTCGATGGCTGCGACAACCCTGCCCTCTCCGGCGGCCTCTGCGAGACCCACGGGGAGGAGGCTGCGGCGACCAACACCTCGTTCAAGGATTTCGTCCGCGCCAAGGCCAAGGGAGGCCGCAAGGCAGCAGAGGCGAAGTGGGACGAGCTGGCGAAGGAGAATGCGCCGGCCCGAGAGGAGACGAAGAACCTCCTGGCCGCGATTCAAGAGGCCGGCGTCCGCCGCAAGGCCATCAGCACCGAGCTGGGCGTCGTCTCCTCCCGCCTCTGGCGCTGGATTAAAGGCGAGGCGGCGGCCTCTCCCGAGCACCGCGCGCAGCTGATCGCCCTCCTGGGCAAGGCCAAGGCTTTGGCAGAGGCCAAGGCCTCCGCCAAAGCGGCGAAGCAGGCCGAGCGCGCTGCGAAGAAGGAGGCCAGGGCCTCCAAGGCGCCCAAGGCGAAGCCCGCCGCCGGCGAGCTTTCCGAGAAGACCCGGAACGGGATGGTCATGGCGAAGCAGCTGACGCTCGCGCTGCGCGGCGCCGGCAAGTCGGACGAGGAGATTGCCAAGATTGCCGGCGTCTCCTCCACCCTGCCGGTCACTCGCTGGGCGGAGGGCAGCAGCGCCGGCCAGACCTATCAGCGCCGCAACATGGAAAAGCACTGCGAGAAGCTGGGCCTGGTCGTCTCCGGCAGCATCGGGCTCAAGGCCAAAGCCTCCAAGGCGGCGCGGAACTCCAAGCGCCTCCCCAAGGTCGACCAGCGCCAGCTGATTCTGGACCTGCAAAAGCAGCTGAACGCCCTGCTCAAGGCGCAGTAGACAGCTGGCGCCTGGGAGGGGCGCCGCTTTCCTTTTCACAATCGCAATCCATTGGAGAACCCACCATGTTCCACCACTACCAGCTTGTCATCCGCAACTCGAAGGGCCAGGAGGTCGGCGTGCTGAACCTCGATGCCTTTGACCTCCGCCGCGCCGATGTCCGAGGCCGCCTCATTGGGGCAATCGAGGACATCATCGACAACGACTACTCCTACGGGCCGGAGGCAGAGGCCTGCCCCCACGGAACCCCCAGCGGCATCGGCTGCCGGGCCTGCTTTGAGGCGGAGCACGCACCCGACGAGGCCCAGCCCGAGAGCAGCGCCTGCCGGAAGCAGCCCTATTGCTGCCGCCAGCTGGGCCACGATGGAGAATGCTCGCCAGGCTTCTAGCTGGCGCGCTAATGTAAAATTTTCCGGCTGGGGCGCGAATCCCTGCCGGCCAACCGCAGCACCAACAGAGGAGCAAGCCATGAAACTCGACACCTATCTCCGCAGTCTCACCCTGATGACCACCGCCACCATCAACAAGGACTCGCCTTTCAGCCCGGAGGCCCTGCTGATGCACCTGCACGACGAGTCGGCGCGCTGGTTCGCCAACGCCCAGGTCCTCCGCTACCACGCCCACATGATGGAGGTCGGCAGCGAGGCGCGCATCCGCTGCGAGGAGAACTACGCCCTCTTTGAGGAGTACGCCCTGCATGCCTCCAGCGAGGTCCAGCGGCTGCTGGCCTCTCTCTCCTCCTCCGAGGTCCAGGCCCTCCAGGATCGTCTGGCCCAGCGCGACCGCCGGCCCGAGGCCCTGCCGTTCGTCGTCGAAAAGGCGGAGGGCTAACCATGAAGCTGCGACAGCTGCTGCCGCCGGAATTGGCCAAGAATGTGCCGGGCCTCTACGAGACCGAGCGCGTCCCTGCCGAGGAGAAAGTCGCCGTCCTCAAGTTCTTTAGCGCCAGCGGGCGCTGGACGTGGTTCGCCACGGAGGGCGCCGCAATCCTCGGGGACGGCACGGAGGTCCACCTGGGCAGCATCGACCTGCCGACCCATTTCCCGCCCCAGGTCAGCGCCGGCGATGGCGACGTGGTGGACGTCCGGTTCTTCGGATTCGTGGTCTCCGGCCTCGGACCTGACTGCGACGAATGGGGCTACTTCAGCCTCCGCGAGCTGATGTCGGTGCGCTTTCCTCCCTTTGGCCTGCCGCTGGAGCGCGACCTCCATTGGAAGCCTGGGCCGGTCCCTGCGGAGGCGCTTTGAAGCCTGAGACGCGCGCTGCGCTGGAGGCGCTGCTGACCAAGTACCGGCGGCGCGCCGAGAAGAACAAGCGGGCTTTCAAGGTCGAGGTCCACATCCCGATTGGGGACCTCCTGGCGATCATCGCCGTCGCCAGCACCGGCCTTGACGCTATCGACCGCCTCCAGCTGGAGGAGGCCCGCCGATGAAATTCACCCTGGAGGTGAACCTGGACAACGCAGCGTTCGAGGAGGCGCCGGGCAACGGGGAGCTGGCGCGGATTCTCGAATGGGTCGCGGACGAGCTGAAGGCCATGCCCAGGCGCACGCGAGTGGAGTCCCTGGTCCACGACCTGAACGGCAACACCGTGGGTAGCTGGCGCATTGGCGGCGGCAGGAGGCCGCGCCGATGACCGACGAGGCGACGATCATCCAGGAGGGGCGCATCCTCCCGACGCGAACCTGCTTCGACGATGCGCTGGAGTACCTGGCCCGCCGCCTGAACGAGATGAGCCGGCCCGCTTTCGACCAGCTGATGGCCGAAGGCGGGCTGGTTCTCGTTCATGGCATCTGCATCATCCCCCTGGACAGCCCGGAGGCCGGCGAGAGGTTCGCGCATGCCTGGGTCGAGGAGCGCCGCGACGACGGCAGCACCGTCGTCTGGCAGGACGGCTTCCTCGAATGCGCCGGGGAACTGAACGGTCAGCGCATCACCTACGCCATAACCAGAGAGGAGTTCCAGCGTGAGCTCCAGCCACAGCGGTTCACGCGCTACTCGCCTCGGGAGGCCTGGGAAGAGAACCGCCGCACCGGGCACTTTGGTCCTTGGCTGCCCGAATACCGATTGCTCTGTGGGAGGAAAAAGTGACGGCTGATGAAAAAGAGGCTTGCCGCCTGGAGGAGGCCGCCATCCGCGCCGCCCTCGGGCGGTCCTTGGCGCAGCTGAAGGACGGGACCGCAGCCCTGGAGGCCTGGGTCAAGACCCCCAAGGGCCTGCCTCCAAGGGACGTGAACCGCGCTGCATTCGACGTGCAGCTGGACATCCATGCCCTGCTCCGGGTGCTGAATTGGCGCGAACGGTTCGGGTAGCCAGGCAGTTGGAAATTGAGAGGCGGGCCGGAGAATTGGCCCGCTTTTGTGTCGCGCTGAACGACACCTACCCCTATCCGCCCGACGTTCATCACCGGGCGATGGAGGAGGCGGCCCGGCAGCTGCTGGCGCTGCTGGAGGCCCCCAAGGCATTGCGCCCCAAGCGATGACAACCGTAGCTTGCTACTGTAAAAGGCAGGCTACGGACCCCTTGGAGGCACCATGACCACGAAGACCAAGACGAAGGAATGCAACGTCCCCGGCTGCGACGCAAAGCAGTACGCGAAGGGCGTCTGCAAGGACCACCACCAGCAGAACTACTTCCTCGGATGCAGCGTCACCGGCTGCGAGAAAGAGGTCTTTGCCAAGGGCCGGTGCAAGCCTCACTACATGCGGCGGTACCGCAAGAAGAAGGGAGAGGCGGCGCCCTCCGAGGACGCGCCCGTGCGCGGCTATGGCCAGGCGCGCTTCGAGGTCTTCACGCGGATTCCCCAGGAATACGCCGACCTGATTCTCAAAGAGGCGGGCCGCCCTGATGGCATGTACGAAAAGGCCGCCGAAATCCTCGTCGCCTATGCCAAGCGCCGAGAGCGGGCCAGCGTCGCGGCGTAACGTTTTTACAATGGCAGGCAGCTGCGCTAAGAGGCTCCCTCGGGCCGGCATTTCCCCGGCTGAGAGGGAGTTCACATGGGAACGGACGTAACCGGGAGGACTCGCATCCTCCCGTTGGCTGAAGCGATTGGCGAAGTGGAGTTGGTCATCTCGGAGACGCAGGACGCCTACGGCAGGACGGCGCCGGACTCCGACAAGCGCAAAGCGGTGGCCCGGCGCATGGTCGCGCTAGATATGGCCCGGCAGGCGCTGGCTGATGTGAAAGCCGCAGAAGACCGGAGGCCTCGATGAGCGGCAACGGCCAGGTCAAAGACCAGACGCGCGAGTTCTATTACGCCTTCTTCCGAGAGGACCCGAACGCAACCATCGACGACGCGGCGCGGGCAGCCTCCTCCGAGAGGGGCGTCATCGTGCGGAAGGATTTAATCAGCGCCATACGCCAGGACGTTCGAAAGGCCGTGGGCGCTGCCATCCCGATGCTGGAGAATCCGCCGCCTCTCCGCGCGCCGATAGCCGAGCGCCTCGGAGGCCCCAAGGTCACCGTCAAGCCTCGCCTCGTCAGCGCGCCGCAGCCCCAGCCGCCTCCGCCGGCGGCCCCAGAACCGCGTACGACGGCCGTTGAGGCGGAGCCCCCTGTCGTGGCTCCCCCGGAAAAGCCCAGCGTCGAGGGTGCGGTCCGGTCATTTCTTGCCCAGCTGAAGGAGACCGGCATCGAGTTCCAGACATTTGACCTCTCCATTCGGGAGGGCGAGGCGGAGTTCGTCTTCGAGATTCGCCAGCAGCGCAGCGGGAAGGTGCGCCTGTGACCAAGCCAATGCTGCCCATCGTCCTGGGCTCCGGCCCTCTCGCCGACGCCATGCGCCGGCAGATTGAGGCGGACCCCGACGCCTACCGCCCTGAGACCTGGAGCATGTCGCCGGCAGGAATCTGCCCGTGCTGCGAGGCCAAGGTCTTCCGCTGCACCACCCGACACACCGGCTGGGAGCCCGGGTTCGCCACGCTGAACCACCGCATCCACCCGGCATTCAACGCGGAGACGAAGCAGCCGGATCCCGCCGGCACCATCGTCGGCTGCTGCTGCGTCGCCCCGAATTGGGGGCCGAAGCACTCCGACCCCAAGGCCCTGGAGAAAGAGGCGCGCCGTCTCAAGCGCCGGAGGAAAAAGTCATGACGGAGCTTTCGAACCCGTTCTTCAAGATGGCCGACGAGGTCCTGGAGGAGATGCGAGGCGGGCCAATCCTGGCCGTCTCTCCTGCCCGCTCCCGCGACATTCTCGCCAGGGCGCTGAGCACGGCCTATCTGCGCGGCCTCGACGCAGGGAAGCAGCTCCAGACCAAGCCCTGCGGACGCTGCGCCGGCGCCGGCAGCTACATGGAGCAGTACGACGAGGAAAAGTACCCGGTCAAAATCGACTGCGAGACGTGCGCCGGCAGCGGGAGGGTTCCGGCATGAACCAGGACTTCGCTGCTCGAATCCAGGCGGCGCTCCGCACCGCGGAGAACCATGCCAACCAGGGCGACGCCGACCACCTCCAGTGGGTCATCAATCGAATGCTGGAGCAGCTGCTGGGGAGCCAGCCCTACTACGCTTGGCGGCGCTCGCTGCCCGGCTGGAACAAGGGCCGGCGCCGGAAGGAGGGGCCATGATGGACCCGGTCCACGAACTCACGCGCGAGCTGCAAGCCATGGCCGCGCTGGGCGACTTCGATGTGACGATCAGCGCGGTCGACGCTTTCTCTCTGATTGCCTGCCTCCAGCTGGCCTACCGCCACCCTCGCCTCTCCGACTCGCAGAAACGCATCATCGGGGGCTTTGCCATGCGCCTGGGCAAGGCCTTCGAGGGCTATCCGGTCGCGCGGGACATCATCAGCCGGGGGTGGACCGAATGAGGTACGCACTCGGACTCTGGCTGCTGCGGATGGCGATGACGGGCCTGGACGTGCGGCAGTCCTGGCTGTCGATTCGCCTCCGCTGCTGGGCCATCCATCTGGCCTCGGTCGTCCTGCCGCCCGAGGACGCTGCACGCCTCGACCGCCGCCTGGCCTGGACAATCGAGGCCTCGCCGGCGCTGTCGAAAGCCCTGGAGGAGAAAGAACCTTGAGCACCTACGACCGAAACGACCGCTGTCTCCTCTGCGGAGAACGCCGGGAGCGGCACATGCCAGCCTCCGGCGCCTGCCCAATCCCCGAGGCCCGCCCAGAGACCCCGGTGGCGGCGCTGCTGGAGCTGGAGCGCCTCATGCTCTCCGTGCCCTGCGGCCATCCGCAGACCGCCGCACAGGCCCAGGCGCGGCAGGAGGACATCCGGCAGCGGCTGCGGACCTGGGCGTTCTATTGGGTCGGGGATTTCCAGCAGCTGGCGCGCGTCGACTCCGACTACGCCGGCAGCATGACGGAGGTCGCGAGGACCGCCCTGCTGCGAGAGGTCGGAGAGAATGCGGCCAAGGAATGCGCCGGCGTCTTCACGACCAAGGACCCAACTCCGCCTGGCTGGAAGCGCGTCCCGGACAGCATCATGCGAGTGACCCTACTGGCGCTGCGCTCGAAACAGCGCTAGCTAATGTGGCATGCGCCGGAAAGAAAAAAGCGCGGAGGCACAAACCTCCGCGCAGCTCTCTCTTCCGTTGACCCAGCGAGGTTCCGAAAACCTCTGGTCAGCTGTCGACTCACTGGAGGAGCGGACGAAACGCGCGCTGCTGGAGCGCCGGAAATGCGTGAAGCCCAAGGCGCGTCAGGCCAGCCTTCTCGGTGACGAGTGAACTGTTGGGCAGGGGCACCCCGTCGCCCTCAGGTGGGAGGCCGTGCGACGATTGGTCGTGCCGCCGACTGCCGAAGACGAGCGGTTGGTGCCCGCTGTCGCCAACCGCCTGCTGAATGACTTGCACCTCTACCGGTGCGAGACATGCCGCCTCGTCCAGGTGCAGAGCGATGTCCTTTTCCGCATCGCACGCCACGGGGGCTGTGGCGGCCTCTGGTGCTTGGTGAACCAGCCGCTTGAGCGCGCTGTGCTCCTGCGGTTCTTGACTCGGGAAATGTTCGCGGGCTGCGGCAAGACTCGGGACTGAGAGGGCCAGCAACAACAACAGGCTTCGCATGGGTGGTGCCTCCGGCTGCGTGGGTGGTTGCAAGGCTACCAGGCGACCCCGGTCACCCGACATTCGGAGAGCTGCCCCTCTATCAGCCAGCCCCACCAATGGCCGAGCTGTACGGGGCGGTAGGATGCGCCCCCACCCGGCAGCAGCGTCACCTCGTGCAGGCTGCCCTCCTCGTCGCAGCCCGAGGCCAGCCAGAGCCGGCTGCCCTGGACCTCGATTGGCGGGCCTCCGTCGCAAGGGTTCTCGAACCAGACCTGGACGCGCTCGCCATCTGGGTGCCTGGGGCAGTCCAGCTCAAGCCCCATGTGTTCGCGCCCCTCCAGCGCCAGCCAGCGAGGGCGCAGCAGAGAAAGCGGCACCATGGGGAGGGATTGTCCCTCAGAACCTGACAGCGACGCCTGCCAGGAGGTCCAGGCGGTCCTTGGCGTTGGTCTGGAGCTGTCCGGTAAGCCACAGCGGCCCGAGGCGGACCCCGCCCTGGATGCCGCCCAGGGCCTCCGGCTGGCGCGCCAGAGAGAGGGAAGCGCCGCCCACCAGACCCAGCAGCCAGCGCGGGTCGTCGCGCTCCTGGACCCGGCTGGAGGCCTCCAGGCTGTGCTTCGCGGCCTCCCTCGCTGCCCAGGCCTCTGCCTCCGCCTCCAGCTGCTCGCTGCGGTCGGTGGCGGTGGCCAGGTCCTCGGTGGCCTTGCGTTCGATGGTGCCGTCCGGGCTGACCTTCTCGATGAAGACCCGGCGAACGACCTCGACCTTCTTCTCGACGGTGACGGTCTCGACGCGGACCTTTTCCTGGATGACGACCTTCTCCACCTCGACCTTTTCGACGCGGACCTTCTCCTCGACCCGAGTTGGCCCGGATTGCCTGCCGGCGAGAAAGGCCAGGCCCAGGGCGAGCAGGATGCAAGCGGAGATCGCCCCCAGCTTCTGCCAGGGCAATCTCCGGTTTTCGTCCGAAAACTCAGACGGCACGGAGCGCGTCCATTGCGGCCTGGTAGTAGCGGTCCCTGTCCGCCTTGCCGTTGAGCCCGCCATTGATGGCGCGCGTTATGGCGTCGAATCTCCCAGCGTCGGCGAGCGCGTTCAGCCGGCGCGTCGTCCAGAACCAGGCCGCCACCCGGAACCCAACCGCAGGCGTCGCGACCAGCTCTGGGTTGTTCTCCAGGTCCAACCCCAGCGCCTCGCCGGCGGCGCGGTAGTTCGCCCTGCCCGTCAGCTGGATTGGTCCGCGTCCGCGGTATCGGGGGCCGTCTCCGGGTTGGGTGTTCCCGAGGTCCAGGCGACCCTCGTAGGCGCCGCCGGAACTGAGCTCCGTCCAGTACCGGAGGCAGCAGGACTCGTGGGCCAGCTGCGCCAGGAAGGCCGCGACCCTCTCCCGTGTCGTGATACTGGCCTCGTCCATCGCGGCCTGGAGGTAGGGCAGATAGGTCAGCGCCGGAGCGGGCTTCAGCGTCGGCATGACGGAGAGGAGTTTCGTCAGGGTCAGCTGCATGGCGCGGATTCTACAAGCGCCGGCGAGAAATCCTCTCGGTGGGAGGCTGGCCTACTCGTCTTCGAGGTCAGGGTCGAGGCCCTGCTGGATGCGCCTGAAGCGGCGCAGCTCGCGGGCCTGCCTCTCTGAAACATCCCCGCCCACCTTGTCGGCCTGGTCAGCGCGCCAGAGGGTCCAGGCCATGAAACAGGAAACGACGGCCGCGACCACCAGGAGGACGACGTCCAGCACCGCGCCTCGCCTGACGTAGCCGACCAGGTGCAGCGCAGCAGCTGCCCACCCGAGGCTGCCCAGGGCCACGCCCAGGCTGCCGTAGATGCGCCGTCGCATCATTGGCCCTCCGCGCCGGCGATGGGCGGCAATCCGCAGGACGCGCGAGATGAACGCAGCGCCGCAGCCTGAGATCGCAATGAGGGCCAGGACGAGTCTCACCTTTCCTCGCCATCGGCGTTGGACATGCGCCGCAGCCCCAGCTCGTCGTCAAAAGGGTCTTCGTCCTCGTCATCCTTCAGCGAGGTCTGCACCATGCGGTGCGCCGCTGCTGACATCTTCCGGGCCAGCGCCACCAGCGGGTCCGAGGGCGCCGCCGGGCGCTCCTCCCGCTGCTCCGCCGGCATTTCCTCCACCACCTGGTGCGCTACTCCGTCGAAGACCATGACGACTCCTCCCCTCGTTGAACTTCTCCAGCAGCCTGGCCAAGTCCTGCGAGAGGACAACGATGGTCATTGCCGTGCGCCGGTGCTCGTCCTTCTCCTCGTCGAGGGCTTCCTGTAGCCGCTTTCGTTCACTCTCGACTCCGTCCGCCTTGTTTTCCAGGCGGCGGTAGAGGTAGGCGACCGCCACAAGGGCTATCACCAGCGCGCCCAGCGCGCCGCCCTCTTTCAGAATGCGGAACATCTCGCCCATCTCCAGCCCCTTTTTACATTCGCCGGCTAAAAGCAAGTCCCCCGATGGCGGCCTCGTTCCCAGCGTTCCCGACATGAGCGCCGTTGCTGGCCTCCGGCACCCCTGCTGACATCCTACCCATGAAAGCCACTCTCTTTCTCCTGGGCGCTCTCCTCTCTGTTGGCTGCGGCGCCCCTTGGCCCGAGACGCCCTACCGCTACGAGGCGGGCTGCCTGGCTTTCGACTCGGAGCGGGAGCTGGACGGGGCGGCTATCGCCTCCAATGCGGCGGCGGTCCAGGAGGCCCTGGCCGGCATCGTTCCGCCTGAGAGATTCTGCGAGGCCTTCGGCGGGCTGCCGCTGCTGATTCGCGCCGCGCCCTCTTTCGATTCGCCTGGGGACGGCGCTGCGGTGGATGGCTGGACCGATGGCCACCAGGTGCAGATTGGCGCGTCCATGCGCGCCCTGCCGCACGAGCTGCTGCATGTCTGGGCTTTCCAGACCGCTGGCCGCCTCGACCACGACGATTGGGAGGCGGACGGCTATTGGGACGCGATTGGCCTTTACATTCGCAAGCGGGTTTTTCCCTACTCCCCTTTTAGCGACCTCGACTAGAGGCCCAGGACCACGACGCTGACAACGGCGGTGTCTCCGCCCGTCAGGCTCCAGGCTGTCAGGGCGCCGGTCCGGTTGTACGCGCCGACGTGGCAGTAGTTGGCGTTGTTGCTGGCGGTCCAGAAGACCAGGTCGCCGTTGTTGCTGGTGACCACGACTGGATTCCAGGCGCCGCCTCCATTCAGCGGCGTGCGGAAATTGAGGCGAACGGTCCCGCCTCCGATGTCCTGGATGCTGGCGATGTTGAAGTCGCTCAGGATGGTCAGATAGGGCGGCCCGGAGAGGCCGACGTTGAAGACGCACCAGGCCTTCACCATGCTGTCGCGGTAGAGGGTATTGGCCGCCGGCGCATTCCCTGAGCCCAGCAGGTTCGAGATGCCCAGGTGCGTCGTCAGCTGCCCGCTGGAGCCGCTGATGGCACCGCCCGAGATGGCGCCGCCTCCGACGTTCAGGCTGGCGCCCGTGATTGCGCCGGTGATGGCAGCGCTGCCGGCGGTCAGGGCTCCGGTGATCGCTGCGCTGGCTGCGGCCAGGGCGCCGGAGAGAGAGAGGGAGGCCAGCGCGATGCCCGCGTTGAACGTCTGGAGGGCGGTCCAGGCCCTCGCCTTGCCCAGGATGCCGGCCTTGGCCTCCAGTTGCTTCACCCGGTCGGCCAGCTCCTCGAATGGCGAGGCAAAGGTGGCCGCATTGCCTGCGTCGGCGTCGATGGGTTCGTCCAGCGTCCAGGCGTCGTCGATGTCGAGGCCGGTGGTGTCGGGAGTGTACGGGGTGGGCATTGGGCGAAGCTCCTATGTGGACCAGCTGGTCCAGGTGGTGTTGTCTCCAAGCGTCAGGCCGGCGCGGTCCCCCAGCGTCTCCCCCTCGGGAAAGTAGCCCAGCGTCCTCGGGCTGGTTGCGATGAGGATTTTGTCGCAGAGCATGTGGGCCGGCTTCCAGCGCTGAATGAGTGCGCGGATGACGTTGGCCTCGTCGCTGTTGGAGGCGGGCACGCCGTTGTCGACCCACCGCTGAATCAGGGGCTCGGGGAACAAGACGATGAACCGCGCCCAGTAGGGCTCGTCCAGGACGCCAAACTTCCAGCTGTTCTCTCCGAGGTCGACGGAGTTGAGCGCGCGGGAGACCGGCGTCAGGTAGTAGCGGCGCCCGTTGCGGATGGCCAACTCTGCGTTCTCGTAGCCCGAGTCGTAGAGGGCGCGCAGCATGCCCAGCGCTGTGCCGGCGTAGGTCCAGGAGGCCCAGGCCCCTCGGACGCGGCCTGCATAGGCTGCCAGCGACTCCCCGACCGCCCTGGGAATGCCGCGCTCTGCCCCCAGGCGCTCGACGGCCGTGGCGGTGCCGTAGCTGGGGAATCGGGTCATGACGGCCTGCTGGAGGCGCCAGAGGAGGCCGTCCTTCGCCTGCCCGATGCTGCGCATGAATCGCTCGCCCGTCCCGGTCAGCAGCCAGGGCGGGCTCTCTTCTTCCATCAGCTCCTGGTAGTCGCGCGCCATTGCGTCAGACCTCCACGATTGTCAGAACGGGCGTGGGCGAGAGGATCGCCACGTTGTCGAGGCCGACCGTCGTCTCCTCCGCCGCTGGCAGGAAGGTGGCCAGGTCCACGTTGCGGACGCCCTCCGCCACCTGGAGCATCTCCAGGAGCTCGGTCCGGTAGACCTTCACCGTGCCGTCTGAAATCGGCAGGCCCTCCAGCTCCTCGCCCTGGTTCGTCGTCCCTCCCTGGAAGAGGGCGTTCAGGTTGGAAAGCATCTGCGCCAGCGCGGTGCCCGAGTAGCCCGCGCGGACGTAGACCGTCGCTGAGACCGCCACGGCGGTGCTGCCTGCGCTCTGGGCGGTGAGGACGCTGCCGAAGACGACCTTGTCTTGGACAGCGGCCTCGACCGTGGCGACGACTCCGCCGGAGACCGGGCCGGCAGGGCCTGCAAGAATCAGCAGGATGTTCCCAGGCGTCACTGGGTCGGGCTTCACGCGCACGCGCGTGACCTGGTCCGAGGCGTCCGAGGCCCATCGCCGGTAGGCGTCTTCGACGGCGCCTGTGCCCAGGGTACCCCACTGCGCTTGCGCTCTGGCGCGGGCTGCTGCGTTGCTCTCTCGGTCGACGCCCTGCTGGAGGAGGGAAAGGCCGGTGCTGCCGACCTCGGTGTTGGTGATGGAGACGCCGGGCAGCGAGGTCAGCAGCGTGTTGATCGCCCCAATCGCCACGTTGTAGGCGGTGCCGCGCTTCTCCGCGTCGAAGGTCAGCGTCAGCGTTCCGCCCTGGAGGAGATTGCCGCCCGTCGAATTGGAGAACCGCAGGCCCGTCGCCGTCCCTGCCACCAGCTGCCCTGGGGTGATTGCATGCGGCCCGGAGTTGGCGCTGTCCGTCAGCACGACCTGGTGCTTGGCGATCTGCCCTTGGACGCGCTGGGTGTCGTAGACCTCCTGGAGGAGGAGGTCCAGCCAGGCATCCTCTGCGGTGGAAAGGAAGCCGCCCTTTGCCACATTCAGCTGCGATTGTGAAAAGTCCTCATTGGCCGCCGCGTCCGTCTCGATGATGGTCAGCGGAACGCTGCCGGCATGCCAGCTGGTGGTGGGCAGCGTCGGGATGGCGAGGTCAAAGGTGAAGGTGTCGCCGTCGAAGAAGCTGTCCTCTGCGAGGCCTGGCCCATTGGCGAATGTGACCGTCACGCCCGTCGAGGGGATTGTGTAGTTGCCCAGGCTGGGCACGAGGATATCGACCCCGTTGTCCGTCTCCCCTCCGTCGAGCGAGTAGCGGAAGTAGGCGTTGCCCAGGCTGCCGTCGACGACGATTTCGATGACGACCGTGGCCTCTATGAGGGCGACGCCGGAAAGCGCGATGCTTCCCTCTCCTGGTCCGCGTTTCTGAACGTACCCGACGCCCTGCATGTGCAGCAGCAGCGCGTCCCGGTGCTCCTCTTTCGTCTTCACCGCCAGCAGCTGCTCGAGCGTCAGGCCCATTCGTTCACTCCTCCAGCCACATTGTGGTCGAGACTGCGGTCACCGCGGCAACCAGACCGAACGGCCCGGCCTCGCTGTCCAGCGCAGCCTTGAGAGTCAATTTTTCTTCGCGCGGGTCGTAGGAGAGCCGCACCTGGCAGGCCAGGATCCGCTCATCCTGCTCGGCCTGGGCCTCCGCCTCGGCCTTGAGCGTCATCAGCCGCTCGATGGTGACCTCGTCGTTGAGATAGTCGCGGATGTCCATGCCGTAATCAGGGTGGGCCCACAGCCTGCCCCTGGGCGTGAACCACCGACGCAGCACCGCGTCGGCCAGCACGACGTGGTCGCGGCGCGGCGTCCAGGTCATGTCCAGCGAGGGAAAGGCGAGAATGTCGAAGCCCCAATCTGGCGGTTCCACATCCGCCTCGCCAATGTAAACGAGGCCAGGCGCGGAGGGCGTGCCGACCGCAGGCGAAGGAATGGAGAGTGTCCAGGAATAGGAGGGCATCAGACGGGCTCCAGGCCAGAGGAGTCGACAGGCAGCACCTCCAGCGTAGGCGATTCAGGCCAGCCGCCGGTCCGCTGCACCGAATAGGAGTAGCCGTTCCCGTCTGGCGTGCGGCTGCTGCCGGCGGAGTACTTCGGGCCGAAGGCCGTGCCGTCGTGGATGACCTCCCAGGTGCCCGAGGTCGGGAACTTGGCGTAGAGAAAGACCCGGGTGAACCCGTAATCGTCCACCAGGTCGAAGGTGATCGCCTCGTCCACGTCGAGGGCGCCGCCCGGCGCCGGCAGAACGTTCTCGATGGTGGGCGGCAGGTTCGCCGGCGGCACGTCGAAGACGTAGGAGAGACTGGAGACGAACAGCCCCTCGTTGGTCACGCCATCGCGCGCATAGAGCTTGATGGTCGGATTCTCTCGCCAGCCGGCATCCCGCGCGAAGGTGTAGCGATTGCCACCAGTGATTGCGAGGACGGAGCCCGTGTAGCCGGTGCCGAAGGCGCTGCCGGTGTAGACGACTTCTGGAGGCAGGCCGTCGTCGAAGTGCGCCACCAGAATGACCCGCGCCAAGCCCGAGAGCGCAGCGTCTGTCACATTGACTGCTATTGTAGAAGAACTGAGGGCCAGCGTTGCGCCTCCAGCTGGAGAGTGCGCCGCCATGGTGGGGGCTGCGGTGTCGAGAGAGGGCAGGACCGGCAGGCCGGCATCGGTGCGGATTTCCAGCTCCGTGAGTGCGCGCTTCTGGACGTGGTAGTCGTCGAGGACGAGGGTGTTTGCGTTGCTGGTGCTGCTCCATTTCCCAAAGAAGTGGATGGCGTTGTTGCCGCCCGAGGGGCCGGTGAGGTTGTTGGCGGTCACCAACCTCTCTCCGTCAATCCAGATTTCCCCGATGAACTTGCCCGGATTCGCCGGGTCATTGCGGCGGATGCCGTGGATGATGTGCAGGCCTCCGTGGCGGTTCAGCTGCGCGTCGACCTGGACGCCGGAGCCGGCCAGGTACTCCCAGCCGAAGGAGAGAACAGAGGCCGCCGAGAAGTGCAGGAACCAGAGGTAGTTCCTGGTCGAGTCGGACTCGAAGCCCGTCTCGCCCCAGGAGCAGAGGCTGCGGCCCGAGGCGTTCAACGAGGGAAAGTAGGCCGCAATCCGCACGGTGATTTCGCCCAGCGCAAGCGCGGCCACGTCGCTGCGCGGGTAGTCGAGGAGGTCCCAGCTGCTGGAGGCGAAGAGGCGCGCCCCAGAGGCGCCGCCGGCGTCGTTTACAATGGCCTGCGTTTTTGTCTGCGGCGTTCCCGAGTGCCGGAGGTGGACGCCATAGGGGCCGTCGTCCACAAGGTCGGGCAGCTCGTCCAGGCGCCAGTGGTAGGCGGTGCTGGCATCGGTGACGTGCATGTGGTCGGCAATGGCTGCGTCCGCTGCGATTTCCACGTCCGCCCGCGCGACCTTGCTCAGGCGGAGGCTGCGGATCATCCCCTGGAAGCTCTCGCCGAACTCCAGAATGTCCGAGGTGCCGCCGGTGGGGCCTGGCAGCGGGCCATCCGTCTCCTGGAGGACGCCGTTGACGAAGTAGTCGATGTAGCTGTTGCCGGCGGTGCTGCCGTTCGTGATGCCCTCGGTGTAGCCGGCGATGATTTCCGCATCCGAGCGCGCGACGTTGCTGATGCGAACCTCGTCGATGCTGCCGGCGAAGTAGCGGTTGGCCGCAGGGTGCCGCGCGACGCTGAGAAGCGACGTGGTGCCGCTGCCAATCGTCGGAGAGACGAGGGAGCCCGAGGTGCCGACCTTGACCCCGTCGATGAAGAGGTCCACGACGGAGGAGGCGCCGGTCGTGGTGCGCTTCATGGCGACGTGGTGCCAGCCGCCGGTGGCGATCGTTCCCGGCGAGGTGAACGTCTGCATGCCGCTGGTGTCGTTCTCCCAGCGCGCCACCAGGTGGCCGGTCGAGTCGATGGCCAGCTCGAAGAGATTGCGGTTGGCCAGGACTGCGGTGGCCCCGGCGTAGCAGATGATGGTCGAGTCGGCCCAGGTGGTGATGTTTATCCAGGCCTCGACGGTCAGGCTTTCGTCGACGGCCGTCCGAAAGGCAGAGACCGCCGGCGAGGTCCCGTACTGCGTCGTGCCGTTGAAGGTGCGGCACTTGTAAATCTGACCGTTGGCGATGGTCGGAGTGTTGACCCAGGTGATGTTGCGGACGTTGGGGGAGAGGTCTTGGCAGGCCGTCCCCTGCCCCTCGTCCAGGCCCCACATCGCGACCACGTTCGCGTCCATGATGTGGCCGACGCGCCGCTTGCGGATTGCGACGTGCGTCACCACTCCGACGACGAGGCCGTCGCCGACGCCCTGGCTGCCGCCGCCATTGACGCCGAGGTCGTACTCCCAGAAGCAGTCGAGGCGGCCGTTCGCCTGGAAGGCCATGCGGCCCAGGTAGTTCGTGGCCTCCGTCTCGCCGGTGTTGGCGTAGTGGAACAGGTCGTTCGAGTTCAGCGCCTCTGCCAGGACGAACGCCTCGATGGTGTAGGTGTTCAGCCAGAAGGAGGTCAGCGCGGCGCTGTTCGCCAGCGTGCCGGGAGGGGTGACGGTGTTGTTGAAGCGCCGGCCAAAGCGCCCGAGGACGCCGTTCCAGTTACGCAGCTCGGCGTAGGGGTTGGAGGCCAGCGTCATGTGCGCGGCCAGCGGTCCCTCGTCTCGGAATTGCGTCCAGGTCTGTGAGGCCGTCTCGTTGCAGCGGTAGGCCAGCAGCGTGTCGGCATCCATGACGAACGGGGGCTTGGTGACTGGCATCAGGGCACCTTGAAGAGCGAGGTGTTGGAGTTGGGCGGGCCGCAGGAGATCGTCCCGTTCGCGGCTGCGACGTTGGCGCCTGACAGCTGTCCCGCTGTGACCGTGACTGAGTGGGTGTGGTCCGCCTTGGCCAGGCCGACCGTCCCTCCGTTCAGCGCAAGCTCGGTGATGACGCTTTCGCCCCAGAGCATGGCGCGCGGCCTCCTGGGGTCGCCTCCCTCGAAGCCCAGCAGCACAGAGGCGCCGGCCTCCAGCTTTGCCCTTGCGCCGGGCAGGCCCAGGAGGATGGGAACCTTGGAGGGGACGCTGACCTTGGTGCTTTCCGCGCGCAGCTCCAGGCTGCCGTCCGCGTTCTGGCTGACGACGGTGCACGGGTACAGCGCGTGGTAGTCGGTGGGCGCCACCAGGTCGCGAATGAGGGCCAGCAGGCCGCCCTTGATGCGGTCGAGCTCCGCGCTCATGCCTGGGCCTCGAACCAGACCGCGGTGGAGACCCTGGCCTCCGAAACCCGGTGCTCGACGTAGCTGGTCTTCCGTCCAAGAAAGAGTTGGCCAGGCAGCACGGACGGTGAATGGGAGAACAGGCGGATGCAGTCCTCTAGCGGCTGGTAGTCTGTAATTTCTACTTCCGGCGCGATGGCGGGCCAGGACTCGGCGCCGACCCACAGCTGGCCGCCCGGCAGGAAGCGCCAGACTGCCCCAGGAACGTCGGAAAGCAGCCGCCCCAGGGCTGAGCCCCCGCTGCCCTCCAGGCGCGCCCAATGGCCCAGGAGGACGTTCGTGACGGATGCATCGCAGGTCGGAGCGAGTGTTTCCCCGGTCTCGCGGGCAATGTCCTGCAACGGAACCATGACCGGCGATGAGTGGTAGCCCTTGGCGGCCAGCTGGCTGGGCAGGCCTCCGACCCCGCCGACCATGCGGACGAAGGCATTGGCCCGATATCCGACGCCCCGCGTCACGGCGCCCACGAAGGGCACGTCGCCAATCACCAGCAGCTGCTGGCCTGCTGGGGGCTCCTCCGCGTCGACGCGCAGCTCGGCGGTCCAGGCGCCCACCCGAGGCAGGGAGACGCGCGCGTCGAGGATTGGGACGCCTCCGAGGGTCGCGTAGGCCATTGGGTCACCAGCCTCCGCTCGCGCCGCCGGTGTTGGGCGGCGCCTTGGAGAACTTGGAGGGCTTGGCGCTGGCGCGGCGCTCCTGCTCGATGGTGGCCGCCGTCTTGCCGACGTTCTTCTCGATGACGAGGAGATCCTGCGACGAGGTCGGGGTCTGGACGGTGCTGGGCTTGTAGATGAACTCCTCGCACTCGATGGTGCTCTCCCAGATGTCGCCGTCGCTGCTGGCCACCGGGATGCTGACCTCGGTGATGAGGACGCTGCGGATTTTGAAGAGCGCCAGCATGGGGTGGTACACGTCGATGGGCTTGGGGCCAACCGGCACGGACTTTTTCGTCACCTTGGTCGTGCCCGGCACGACGCCCGAGTAGCCGGCGGTGAATGTCCCCGGCGAATTCCCCGTGGCGCCGGCTGCGCTGGTGAATCCGGCGGCCGTCGTGCCCGTCACGGAGCCCGTGAACCCAACCGCCTCGGTGGTGGTCGTCGTCTTGTAGCGCTGCTGCTTCAGGAGGGGAATCAGCCGGGCAAAGGCCTCCAGGTGCTCGGCGGTCCACATTCGCACGCTGATTTGAAATTTGGCGGCCTGGATGCCGGACTGCTTCACCTTGTGGCCATGGGTTCCCGCCGGGCTGTCGCGCTGGAGCTTTTGCGCGAAGCCCTTGCCCGTGACCTTGCAGTGGCCAGGCAGCAGGATGTTCTTCGCGAAGCGCACCGTCTCGTAGGTGGCTGGGTAGTTGCCCCAGAAAGGTGTGCCCTCTCCCCACTCCAGGAGGAGGCTGCGGACGCGCAGCTGGTCATCGTCGTCGCCCTCGACGGGGCTGGCGGTGATGATTTGCTTGGTGAGGTCCAGGAAAGGCGTGCTTCTCATGTCGTCAGCCCTCGCTCAGTTGCCAGCTGGTCGAAAATGCCGGCGATTGTAGAAGGCAGCATCTCGCGGAGCTTCTGTGCGATGGAATCCGCATCGGCTCCCATGCCAGCATTCACGTGGATGGTCAGTTCGACATTGACCCCGCCGCCGGCGCTGCCTCCCCCCCTCCCGGTGGCGCCGGCGGCCAGGTCCGCAGCCAGCTGCCCATCCATTCCGGGGACACGTTCAGTGCCCTCGTTGAAGCCCTTGATGACGTTCTCGCCGTGGTCCTGGAAGACGCGAGAGGGCGAGCGGATTTCGAGGAAGTCGGAGAAGCCCTGGTCGAGGCCCTTCCCCATGTCCTTGCCAATGTCCTTCATCGTCGACCAGTAGAGGTTGCCGGTGAAGAGGTGCATCAGCCCCTCCAGCACTCCGCCGGCGACGACCTCGACCAGCTTGACGACGAGCGAGACGAACCGGGCAAAGAAGCTGACCGCCGGCCCGAAGACCGCCACCAGCGTTCCGAACCCGAGGGCGAGGTAGCCCACGATTTTGCCCAGGAATTGAAAGACACCCCCGAGGGACCAGGCCAGGCTTTCCGTGCCTCCCAGCTGCTCGTTGATTTGCATGAGGGGGCCGATGCCCACCTTGAGGCCGTCCCAGAAGCCTCCGAACACGGCCAGGCCTGCGTCCCAGAGGTGGCCGAAGATGCGGCCCCCGACCTCCAGCATGCTGATCATCCTCTCCAGCCCGCCCACCCCGTCCCAATCCTCGAAGCGCCCAATGGTGGCCGCGAACATGCGGTCGAAGACGGCCTGGAAGCGCTTGCCGCTGTCGGTGCTGGTGTCGAGGGCGTCGATGATGTTCGACATGACCCCCTTCACCGTCTTGAACCAGGGCGCGTTGGAGATATCCATCGTCAGCCACAGGTTCGTGATGGTGTCCTCCAAGTTGGACCAGAGGCCTCCGAGGGTCTTCGACTGCTCGATGGAATTCTGGCCGATGACCCCGCCGCCCAGGCCTTTCGCGACGTTCATCACGCCCATGATGGCGACCCGCGCCGGCACCAGGCCGTTCTGCATCATCGAGTCGATGCTGCTCTCGGCGACCCCCATTATTTTGGCGATCTCTCCGAACAGCTTCATGCGACTGACGGCGCCGCCGGCGGCCTCCGTAATCTGGTTGAGCTCCTGCCCTGCCAGGTGGCCCTTGCCCATGACCTGAGAGAAGGCCAGGGTCAGGCTGCCAATCGCCTCCGCGCCTCTGCCGGACATGGCCGCAATGTCAGAGAGGCCCTGGAAGACGACCGGGACCTCCTCCATTCCGAAGCCTGCCGCGCCCAGCTTGTTGAATGCGCCGGCGACCTCTTTCACGTTGAACGGGGTGAGGCGCGCCAGGGCAGAGGCCTTCTTGAACATCTCGTCAGCGGCCTCCGCGCTGCCCCACAGCGCCTTTCCCGTGGCCAGCGCGGACTCCTTGAACGCGAAGTTCTCGAAGGCCGTCTTGCCTATGAGGACGCCGGTGGCAACGAAAGCGGCGCCGGCGATGGCCGCCCCTTTCGTCAGCCAGCCCAGCGCGCTGCCCAGGAGCATCGCCTTGCTGCCGGCCAGCTCCTGGTCCTTGGCGAACTTTCCGAAGCCGCTGGAGGTGTTCCCAATGGCGTTGTGCATCGCCAGCAGCCGGTTGCGGATGCGCCCGGCGGGACCGCTCATGCGGTCGAACATCTCGGCAATCCACGTCATCTTCTCCACGGGCCACCTCGGTCACTTCTTCGTGAATAGTCCGCGGAAGAGACTGAAGAACTGCACCACCATCAGCTCGCCCGCGTACCCAAGCTCGTCAATCGCGTCCCTCTCCGACTCCAGCGGCTCCCCGAATGTGCCGGGGAGCTTCCGGTGCAGCATCACGTGCAGCGCGTCAGCGGCGAATTGGTCGTCCTTGCAAAATCGTTCGACCAGCGCCGTCTCACGCGCTAGAGGACTTTTTTTTCGACGTCCTTGGAGAGGCCCGCCACCTGGGCCAGCTCGTCCGTGAAGGTCTCAATGAGGGCGGGCCGCGACTCCAGCCAGCCGTCAAAGGTCGCCTTGTCGGGGTACAGCAGACAGCTACGCACCAGGTTCTCGCCGGCCTCGTCGCGCTTGCGCGTGTCCGACATGTGGCTGCGGAAGCGGCGCCAGACCGGGTTGGAGGGCGCGCGGAAGAAGGCCTTCTCTCCCGTCTCGGCGGTGAACACATGGACCGCCTCGACCTGGTGCTGCGCCTTGAGGTCCCGCGCGATGTCCTCGTCGGTTCGCTTGGGGACAGTTTCGAGCTTTGGAGCTGCCATTTCTCAACCTCCGGTTGGCGGCCTCCGAAGGATTGGAAGGCCCTTCCCCGGAGGCTGCGAGTTTCACAAAAGCTAGCGCAAAAGCTGCTCAGGCGACAGCGCTGAGAGGCCGTTCCGCAGCACGTACATGATGGACAGGTCGCAGCTGACGGTCAGCGGGTCGCTGCCTTCGCTGGGGCTGTCCTCGTCGCTGGCCAGGCGGACGCCGGCCAGGGTGTCGGTGATGACGGCCAGGCCCGAGGGCGTGTACTGGACGACGACCTGGAAGCTGACCTCCATGTAGCCGAGGGTTCCGCCCTTCGCGAGGTCGGTGATCAGCTCCTGGTAGTCCTCCTTGTACATCTCCAGGCTGCCTTCCGGCTCATAGATGCCGCGCGTGCGCCCGGTCGGCTGCGAACGCGTGCCGCGCATGACGCCCGGAGTGAGCGCCTGCCGATAGTTGATGCTCTTGACGCCGGTGTAGCTCTTGCCGGCGGCATTGATGCGGACGCTGCTCCAGTCGCAGCGGTGGCCATTCACGAGTGGGTACGGAATCATCGGTCAGTCTCCTTAGCCCACTGCTCGGAGGGCGGGGTTTTCGAGGGCGACTTCACCCTCGATGGTCTTGAAATACGTCAGCGGAACGATGCGGTAGCGGACGACCATCTTCTGCGTGGAGAGGACGTTGATGGTCCGGTCCAGAGAGATTTCGACGTGGCTGGCATAGCCAGGCTCCGTCACCGCCGTGCGCACGCGCGCCTCGATGTTCGCCTCGACGTCCCGCGCGTCGGTCTCCAGAATGAGGCCCGTCGTTTTGGAGACGCGCACCTCGTCGTTGAGGTAGTCCAGCTGGGCCGCGCGAATCGCTTTACAAGCGATATCAACCACGCGCCCGTACTGGAGGTACTTGTAGTCGGAGCCCGGCGACACTTTGACCCGCCCATGTGTCACGTAGAAGCCGGTCTTGCCGACGTGAGTGCGCAGCGTGAGGAAGCCCGCCGCGTCCAGCCCTGGCGTCTTGTACTCGTCGCGCTTGAGGGAATGGATGTTCGTCACCGGCCCCAGGCGAACCTTGCCCAGGTCCTCGTGCGGCCCAATGGCTGCGGCCCAGGCCACCGCCGGCCAAGCTGCCGGGCGGAGGTGCGCGGCCCCAGAGAGGCGCGAGAGGAGGTAGGCGTAGCCTCCTGATACCAGCGTCCTGGTGCCCGCCACCGAGGCGAAGGCGGACTTGAGATTCGAGTCCGTGTCGTCGGGGGTCTCGATGATCGCGCGTGCGTAGCGGAAGTTGTTCGTGGCCGCCGACTGCATCTTGGCCTCGACCGCCGTGAACATCGTCGCCGCGTCAGCTGCGGAGGCCGCAGCGCCGACCACATGAATGACGAAGAAGTCCAGCGTGCCGTCGTCCAGCAGCGCCTGGATGGCGGTCTGCGCCTCGGACAGCGTGTAGCTGGGGCCAGTGGTGGTGAAGACCCATTCGTCGCCGGCGACAAAGGCGGTGCCGGAGACATAGGTCCAGGTCAGCGTCAGCCCGGTGTTCGGAATGACGTAGACCCCGGAGGTCGGGACGGCAATCTCTGCCGACCAGGTGCGGCCTCCGTCGAGGCTGTAGCGGAATGTTGCAGCCCCAGCCACCAGGGTCGCGCCGCCCTGGAGGATGACCACCTCCACGTCGTAGGCGTCGAGGGCAGCGCCCGTGACAGCCAGCGTGGCCGTTCCCGTCTTTGTGGCGGTGACAGAGCCCGCCGCGCCTGCCGTGCTGCTGGGGGCCTTGCAGAAGATGATAGGCCCTCCCGCCACGTCGAGGACGTTCGCGGCCTGCTCAACGCCTGGGCCGGTGCCGAAGGCATCGCGCAGCGTCTGGGCGTCATTGAAAGAGGTGGGCGTGTTCGCAGTGCCGGCAGAGGAGGCGCCGACGAACGCGGGAATGCCAACGTCGTTCTGGTCCGCAAGGCCCAGACCGCCGTCTCGGACTGATACTGATGCTTCGGGAAGAGTGGCCATGGTGCTGGGCTCCTATTGGGGTGGGAAAAGCGGGTTCAGTGGAGGTTGCCGTCGATGCGCTCGACCGGGCCGCCGCCGCCGACCTTGATGCCGCGCACCTCGTCGAGAGCGGACTCCAGGTCGGCCCGGCTGACCTCTTTGCCCTGGCCCCATTTCATGTGCGTGCGGACGGCAGCCAGCAGCCAGCTGTTCTTCTGGCGCTCGGCCTCGTCCGGGAACTCCTGCTCCGCCCACTCCTGAAACTGCTCCTCGAAAGCCTTTGCCTCTGCCATGGGACTGCCTCCTACGGCGCTGGGGACGCGACCTCGTCAGAGGCCAGGTCCACGGTGGTGGTGATTGAGGCTGGCGTCGGACCCGCCCCCTCTTGGGTGTTGGCTGGCGCAATGACGTGCAGCCAGGTGGTGGTGGTATGGGTCGCGTCCGCCTCCGCCGGGATGACCGGCATGGCGACGCGCACGCGCAGCAGGTAGAGCAGACCCTCCTGCATGCCGGAGGTGTCGGCCCATTCGCCGTCCTCCAGCGCGAGGTTGCTTCCCAGGTTGTCCAGCAGCGCCAGGACCACCTTGTCGACCAGGAGCTCCGCCGCGACCCAATCCGGGTGGCTGCCCACGTCGCTGGCGCGCTTGGCCCAGATGCGGACCTCGAGCCCGACCAGCCGCGTCGCCCTGGAGGGGTGGGTGCGGTTGACGTTGTTTTTGTAGTCCACCGCGGCGAACCGGTCGCCTCGGGGAACGAAGACGACGGAGGGAGGAGATCCGTGCTGGCCGACGTTCTCCTGGCCATAGGCGCAAGGAATCGGCGCCAGCGCGCCGGCAATGACGTCCAGGACGGGAACGATGGAGGGCACCCGCTACCTCCCCAGCGTTTCGCGGACGTGGTTGTCGGCAATCGCCTGAAGGGCGCGCCTCCAGCGACCGCCAAAGCCCTGCCGTCCATTGGGCAGGAACATGCGCTGGGGGATTGCGTCGCGGCCCCATTGGTGGGTCGCGGCGTAGATGACGTTCGTGACCAGCCCGAAGTCGAGGCCGGTAGCGCTGGGCCTGATGCTGGACTCCAGGCGCCGCGTCTTTCGCAGCGGCTGCCCGCGCCGGTACTTGGGGTTCTTCCAGCGGACGCCGTAGGGCGTGATGCTGCGGTCGAAGCCGTCGTGGGCCAGCTCCAGGGCCTCCCGCGCCAGCTTGCGGTTCAATTCGGCCTTGGACTTGGCGGTCGCGAGCTGGCCGAAGCGGCTGGCCAGCTGCTGGAGCTTGCGGCTATCTCCCTTGAATCGAACGCCGGCCATAGGTCACCACCCTCTCCGCTTGGGCGTGCCGACGCCTCCGCCGCCCTCGGTCGTGGTGCCGCTCCAGAATTCGTCCGTCTCTGGATTGCCCTCACGAACCTGGACAACGAAGTCGCCATGCGAGGCCTGGGTGGCGTCTTCTACATTCGCTTGCGTTTGTGACGAATCCTGGAACCCATAGGGCGAGATTTTGCCCGCCGCGATTCCCTCCAGCCACTTGATGGCATCCTTGTGGCCGGTCAGCAGCATGTCCGCGTCGGCCAGCTCGGGGTTGAACCCCTTGCCCTTCATCAGCATGAGGGCCGCCATGTCGCAGACGGCCTTCTTGAGGTCGGAACCGTATTCGACGATGGGCAACTGGTAGCGGTGATTGAGATAGCCGTCAGCCAGACGCGACGCGGCCTCCAGCGCAGCGTCCTGCTGCGCCTCGCTGATGCCACTCAGTGCCCGGGTGGGGATGCTGAGTGTGGTCAGGTCTGTCCGCGTCGCGTAGGCCATGGCTTACTTTTTCGCCTTGCCCTTCTCGTCGATGGGCTTGCCCTGGAGGGCTGCCGCGTGGTTCTCCGGCGGCGGCTGGCCGTGGAGGACTTCGCGATCCTGGATGGGCGCCTGGGCGCTGCCCGTCCCCAGGTTCACCTCGGTGCGCGCCTGGGCGATGGCGTCCTGGCGGTTCTCCTTCTCCAGGGTGAACAGCTGCGTCGGGTTCGTCTCCTTCTTCGACTGCTCCGAGCGGAACTTCTCCAGGGCGGCCAGCTCGTCGGCCGTCACCGAGACCTGCGTCGTGGTCTGGGAGACCTCGACGGGCTTGGCGACCTTGCCGCCAATGAGGACGACGAGGCCAGGCCGCCGGGCCAGGTTCGCCACCTCTTCGTCGGTCAGCTCGACGTCATACTGCTGCCCGCTGGCCCAGTGGCGCCCTGCCGCCCACCAGCCGTTGAAGCCCTCTCGGGCCGGGACAATCACCTGCGCCTTGTGCTTTTTTTCGCCTGCCATTGTGAAACCCTCCGATGGGTGGAGCCCAGGAGGGTCGGCTGACCTGACGCCGGTTCATAACGCCGGCGTCAGTGCGGCCCCACCAGGCAGAAGAACTACGCAGCAGCCCGAGCAGCGAGGAACGGCAGCGTGAACCCGGCATTGCCTCGGGTGTCGACGCCGTAGACGAACTTCTTCCTCCAGAAGACGTTCGGGTCGCTGGGGTTGAACAGGGCCACGAAGTTCGGCGCCTGCCGCAGCTGGAAGATGAAGGGGCGAATGGGCTTGGAGGTGTCCAGGAGGTACCAGACGGTGGGCTCCGTCTCGAGCTCCGGGATTTCCAGGTGGTCGACCGAGTTGCGGTAGATGTTCGTCACCGCGACGTTCGCCACGTTGCCGCCCCAGGCGCTGCCCGGCGCGATGATTTCGCTGTTGAGGATTGCCCGCGCGGTGTCCGAGAGGGACGGCGGGGTCACCAGCAGCGTCGCCCTGGCCTGCAAGGGCTCTCCGTCCGCGCCCAGCCGGGACGCGAATTGCGACCGGACGTAGCCGAAGTTGGCCGCGTTCAGAGGGCGGGAGCTGTAGCTGTTGGAGTAGGTCCCCAGCCCAGCGTTGTCCGCGTTCACCGGGTGATCCGTGTCGAAGAAGAACTGGCCATCGGCACAGACGGTGGTGGCGCCGGCCTTGAGGACGGCCGCGACGAGCTGGTCAGGCCACTTGCGCGCCTGCTGCCCAACGGTCTCGACCCAGCCGTTGTAGACGCCAATGTTGTCGTCGGCGATGTCGTCCTTGTCGACCTCGACCGTCAACTCGAAAGGCTTGTTCTCGATGCTGAACATGCGGCTGACGAGGTTCTGCACCACGCGCTCGCCCACCCACTCTCGCATCTTCGGAATCGCATCCATCCAGTGGTAGCGATTCTGCTTCGTGGTGCTGGGGACCTCGGTGGCGAGCCGGTTGTACCAGACCGGCGTCTTGTCGAACGCGCCCTGAAAGCGCGCATCGAAGCCGTAGTACATGGCTTCGAGATTCGGTGCATTGATGACCATTGTGAAATTCCTTTTTGGGGCTGCCGAGAGCGGTTGGAGGTTGGGCTACGCCGTGGTGTCGAGGATGAGCGCGGCAATCTGCGGAGTCACGCCAAGCTCGACGAACACGCCATCGGTCTCGACCTGATAGATGAGGCCCGCCGGCGAGCGCGTCCCGGTGCCGTCCGTCTTGGCCACGGTCTGGTCGTCAACGACGTAGCAGAACTTACCCACGTCGGCCTGGGCGATGAGGTCGCCGGAGGCGCTGTTGGCGAACTTGTGCGGTCCTCGCCTCACGGCGATGACCTTGTCGCCTGCCGAGCCCGAGGAGTTGTCCACGGTCTCTTGGGCGACGCCGGCTGCGAGGTCGCCCGTTGCGGTGGCCCCAGGGCGGGCATAGCCAGCGCGAATGACGACGAGGGCGCCGGCGTAGATTTTCACGCCAGCGGCGACAGGAATCTTCCAGAAAGGAACGACCGCATCGTCGCCGAGTCGCGTCGTGTGAGGTCGTGGTCCGGTGAGTGCGGCCATGGTTTTTACTCCTGCAAGCGGTTGTTAAAAGACAGCGGGTCAGACTGCGAAAGGGGTGGACTGCTAGGCGTCGCCGGGCTTGCCCTCAAGCTGGAGGGGCACCACGCCTCCGCGCGCTGCCTTGCGCTTGGCGAAGTCCTCGGGAGAGACGCCCAGCATGGCGGCCACGCTGCGGTCCTCCTGGGAGAGGGCGACGGTCTGGTGCGTCACCGTCTGGGTCTCCTTGCCCGCCGGCTGGTGGACCGGGACCGCGACCTTGAGGAACGCTTCGAGGGCCGGCATGTCCATCGCCAGCAGCACCGGCTCGTAGGCCGGCGGCACGCAACCCTTGCGCTTGCCCTCGTCAATCATGGCCTTCTTCTTGGCCTCCAACTGCGCCTGCTTCACCTGCGACAGCTCCGCCGCCATGGTGGCAGCGGACTCCGCAGCGACCTTCCAGGCCTGGACGACGGCCATGGCTTCGGACTCCGTCGCCTTGCCCGTCAGCGCCAGCAGCGCCGGCGGCATGGCGGTCGAGGCCATCTTTCGGGAGATGGCGGCCATTGCCTCCGCCTCCGTCGCAGTCTCAGGGAGGTTGAGCATCGCCAGCAGCTGTTTCCAATTCATGTCCCGCTCCTCGGTTTCGTCGTCGGTTGAGGCGCCCAGACGCGAAGCCACCAATGGCTCGAGTTCGTGCAGCGCCGGAATGTTGGTGAGGGCCACGTTCAACAGCGCCAGAATCTCCCCAGCCTGATCGTGGTCAAAGGCTGGGCTGATGTAGCGGTACTCCCGGTCGGCAATCATCTGCGCCGCCTTGGGAGTCCAGGAAACAGAAGAGGCCCACAGCTCGCCGCTGCGGACCTCGGGCTTGAACCAGCCGGCAGCCTTGCCAGCCTCCGCAGGGTCTGCGGAAATCCACGCGAACATGCCGTGGGCGTAGTCGATTGCCAGGTCGTTCCCGTAGGACGCGGCTTTCTTCATGACCGATTCCTGGCTGGTCTCGGTGAACTTGAAGACGCCCTTCGTCGACTCGTTCATGCCCTTCTTGAAGATGCGGAACTCGGAGGGCGGAGTCGGCTTCCCGTCCTTGCCCAGCGTCGCCATCTCCAACAGGTCGATGGACAGCAGGGTCGCCGGAATTTTTACATTGGCCTTCTGCTGTTTCTTTTTGGCGCCCAGGGCGTCCCCCTACCGTATTGACAAAAGCGTGGTCATCTTCTCTTGGCACGGTACTTCGACACAAGGTTTCGTGGGTATTTGGAGAGGTCGGGCGCCCAGTCAAGCGGGTCGGCCCCTCCGAAGCCCTCCTGTGCGTCAACAGCTGGACCTCGCCGGCTGATGCCCCTGGCTGCGGCCTGCTCTGGAGTCAAGGCCCGCTTGATGCTGCGGCATTGGTGGTGAAGTAGGGGGGTGTGGGTCAGCCACCAGCGGTGGTCGAGGGGCAGGACCGTCCCATGGCTGCGCCGGCAGACCTCGGTGGTGCCGGCGTCCAGTGTTGCCGAGAAGAGGCCATAGGGCCGCAGCTCCAGCGCCTCGGGGGTCCGCATCTGCATCTCTCGCCCGTGCGCGTATGCCTGTTGCATGTTGTTGCGGAAGATGACCTCCAGGTGCCAGGCCCGCTCCTCGCCCCAGGCCGCTTCCAGCCGGTCTCCGATGCGCGCCTTGAACTGCTCCAGCGTCTCGCCATTCTGGAGCGCCTTGGTCAGCGCCTTGAGTGTCTGGTTTATGAGGTCCAGCTTCGCGATGTGTGCGACGGTGAACGCCCTCTCGCGCATCTTGCGGTCGAGGTCGAGCCAGTCCTCTTTTCTCATTGGCACGCGATTGCGAAACCACTTGATGGCTTCCTTGTTCTGGTCGAGTGCCGGCTTCGGCTTGCGCTTCTTAGCCATGGGGCACCGCCGGGCCGATGCCGGGCCTGAACATGCGCTGCTGCCAATGGCGCAGCAGGGAGATGGAGTGCTCCAGGTCGGCCAAGGGGGTGTGCGCGGGCTCTCCTCCGGGTGCCTCCTCGCCCAGCCAGGCCTTCGCGAGGACGCGCAGCGCGGACACGTCCAGGAGGCGGTAGTGGCAGAGAGGCATCAGCAGCGGCATGTGGAAGTTCAGGAAGCCCACGTCGAAGGCGACGCTGCTGCCCGCCCAATGCCGCTCGCCGGTCGAGGCCTGGGTGATCAGCTGCTGCGCGGCCTCTGCGACCTCCAGCTCGCTGCGGCCCTCTGCATGGCAGCGGTCCAGCAGCCCGCTGCGCTGGTGCATCTCGCGCGCCTTGGGGTCGGAGAAGCGGAGGACGCCGGGCTTCACCAGCCATTCACCGCGGGCTAGTTCGTTCAGCATCCCGTCAGTGACGATGATGCCCAACGCCAGCATGGTGTCGCGCAGAGGGAAAAGGCCGGTCGTCTCCGAGTCCAGCCAGACGAGGTTCATGCCTCACCCAACCCGCGCGCCGTCGCGCCGTGCTCATGCTGCCGGGTCCAGGCCTGGGCTTTGACGAGGACCTGGTCGGCCTCTTTCTTGACGGCCCGCCCGAATTTGTCCCAGCAGTGCACCGGGCCAGGCGGCCCGAAGACAGCGAACTCCTCCGTCGCGCCGCAGATGGTGCAGGTGACGGAGTAGCTGGTGATGGCCCGGCGGCTCACTCGTCATCCTCCTCGGGCTCCACGGAGAGGCCGGCTTCCTTGCGCGCGGCATAGCGCCCAGCCAGGTCCGCCATCAGCAGGCCCTGGTGCAGCAGCTCCGCCTCCTCGTCGGCGTCCATCTCCCCGTATTCATCGACGAGGCGCTGCCGGAGGGCGCCGAAGTCAGGCGCGCCCTTGATGATTTTCAGGACGCGGTCGAGGTCTTTGGACAGCACCTTGGCGACCCTGGCCTGGCCGTCGTCCCCGAGGCGGTCGATGTAAAGCTGGCCCTCCACCGCCGGCAGAGGCACATCTTCGCCTCCGTCGTCCTGGGCGGCAGACAACTCGCGCTTTGTCTGTCGTCCCTTGCCTTTCCTGGAGGCCTGTGCGCGCGGCCTGGGCAGCGCTGGCTTGTCGCCGGGTCTTGGGGCCGCCCCAGCCTCCCCAGGCTCTCCAGCGCCCGGCTGGGGCGGTTCCTCGGGCTCCTCCGCCGGGCCGGTGGTGGGGACCTCCTCTTCCTCGGTGATCTTGTCCACGTCCACCTGGATGCCTGCGGCTTTCGCGGCGGTGATCCCGTCGCCCAGGTTTTTGAGGCTGGTGCCTCGGGCGTTGCGCTCCTCGACGGTCTTCGTCTTCGTCTTCCACTTCGGCATGGGCGCCAGCTCGGCGCTGCCGAAGTTGTGCAGCGCCCACCAGGCGATGCTTTGGCTGCGGAGGCATTGCCCCAGGGACTCCGCGTCGAACTGCATGACCTCGTTCTTGATGGTCATGTGCGTCTGCGCTGCCGCGTAGCTGCCGCCCTTGACCTCCGTGGTGAGGTTCTGCCCGAGGAGGCGCACCGCGATGCAGGCCTCCGCCTTGTCCAGGAGCTTGTCGAAGGTCTGCCAGTTGTTGTTCATCGCCTCCAGCAGCTCCAGGTCGTAGCGGTCGGCCTTCTCGTTGCCGGCGCCGGCGACGCGCGGGGTTCGGATGGTCGCCTCGGAGGCCAGCGCCGCCACCTGGGCGAGGAACTTCTTCTTGTCGTCCTCCTGGGCGCCAGCAGGCGTGACGACTTTCTTGATTGGGTGGCCGTGAACCTCGCTGTAGCGCGCCCAGTCTCGGAGGCCCCAGGTCCGCATCAGCCAGGGAACGTAAAGGCTGCGCACCGCCCCATGCATCCAGCCTCGGTCGAGGCCGTAGGGCGTGTAGAGAATCCATTGCCCATCGCCGGGGGTGACTTCGCGCGGCCCCTCATGCGTCTGCACCCAGAACGACCGCGTGTCCTGTCGATAGGTCAACGCTCGGGGGTGCCAGACCCTCAACTTCGGCGTCCAGCGCCTCTCTCCGTACTGCCAGATGTTTTCACCCAGCGAGGCGCCAAGTAGAACGCCCCACTGGTGGAGCTCGGTGAGGGCAGCATCTGGAAACATCTCCTCGAAGCCCTCGTCGAGTTCCTTCGCCACCGCCCTCTTCATGCGGCCGTCGCCTCTGGGCTCCAGCGTCAGAGGCAGCGCGGGCAGCGCGCGGGTTCGCGTCTCCAGGCAGCCGCTGATGCGATCATCGCGGCCCATGGCCTCGACCACCAGCGAGGCCTGGTGAAAGACGCCCTGCTCCAGGGCGGTAATGGCCGCCTTGACCAGCTGGACGTTGTCCCAATCGGACCAGGAGACGACGGGCAACTCTGTGGCTCTGACAATCGCTGGTTTTGACATTCACCCTCCGCGCGCTGCTGGGAGGGTATCCCGAAAGGGGCCGCCGGTCGCGCAGCCAGCGGCCCCTTCCCGAACCACCAAGCCAGGCGAAAGGTTCCCGCGCCCAGGATGCTGCGGCCTGACCGGTCTGTCCGAAAGCATGTGCAGCCCCTTCCACATTGGCCAGCTATTTTTAGAACGTCCGCCTGGACTGACCTCCAACCACATCGTCCCCGTATTCGCTGCTGCCGCCGCCGGCGAGCAGGTCATAGGCGGCCACGCCGGCGTCCACCTGGTCGTCGTGGGCGTCATTGACGCCGGTGAAGTCAGCATGCTCGGAGACGAAAGGGTTGACCCAGCTGGGCGGCGGGTCGGCTGCCTCGGGCTCCAGGCCCTTGCCCTGCTTCCATTCGCTGCCGCCGGGCACCCGGACCTTGCGCGCATTCCAGGCAGCTGCGTAGGGAATCGACCGCGTGAACTTGTCCCCTCTCGGAGGCATGACCTGGAGAGGGATGTGGCCCAGCATGAAGTCCGCAGCGCCGGCCTCCGTCCCCGAGGCGTACCAGCGCCAGGGCGCGGTCGGGTACTGCTGGCGGTAGAGCTTGCACATCTCCAGGAACTGCGGAGCGCGCGCCTGGACGCGCAGCACATCCTTGACGAAGTACTCCCCGGTGCGGCGCCCGTCCGCGCCAATGGCTTCGAACATGACGACGATGCAGCTCCAGTCGCTGCTGCTCTTGGCGGCATAGGCCAGGTCAATGCCGATGGCGGGCCGGAAGAGGCGCGGCAGCTGGAGGTAGCCGGTGACCTCGCCGAAGACGCTGCCGCCTCGGGGCCTGGGCTGGCCCTGGTAGAGAGATTCCCAGGAGTAGGCGCCGATCTCCGCGCGCGTGAGCTTGAATGCGTCGGCGGTCCAGAATTCGGGCCACAGCGACAGCTCGTTGCCCGCCTCGTCGGTCCGCAGCGCTGGCAGACAGATGTACTCCCAGCCTTGCTTTATGAGGCGGCCCGAAAGGTCGTCGGGGTGCCAGCGGGTGGCGAACACAAAGATGCTGCCGCCGGGCTGCATGCGCGTGGTGAGGACTTCGCGGAACCAGTCGTGGATGCGCTGCCGGCGGAGCGCGCTCTCTGCCTCGACGCGGTCCTTGAGAGGGTCGTCGACGAACGCGATGTTCAGACCGTAGCCGGTGAGGCCGCCGCCGATGCCCGTGGCCAGGAGGCCGCCGCCCTGGGAGTTGCGCCAGTCTCGGAGAGTGTTGCGCGCTAATGTGACACCGGAGCGCTGGGCGATGCTGCGCGCGTCGCGGCTTTTCGAGAGGGCGATGTCCGCGTTGTAGGAGGCGTAACCAAAGCGCGTGCGCGGGTCGAGCTTGAGGCCGTAGCTGACCGAGTGGAGGACGGTCTCGGTCTTGGCGCAGCGCGGAGGAGCGTGGACGACGACGCGAATGCGCTCGCCTCGGAGGGCGCGCTCAATCCTCTGGGTCAGGGGCTCCAGGTGGGTTGGCCGCATGTAGTGCGGCGTCAAGCGCGGCACCCAATCCAGCAGAGCGCCCGGGTCCTCCGGGCCACGCTGCGCCCTCAACTCCGCCAGCATCCGCGCCGCTATCGTCTGGTGCGCTGGCGATTTCGAGGGCACGCTCGAACTCCTTCGGGGTCATGTGCTTGCGGAATTTCTCGAAGAGCCCCTCGACCTCCTCGTTCACCTGCACCTTCAGCCGCAGCCCGTACACCTTGGGCTGAGTCCGCTCGAGGAACCAGGCAAGCGCCTGCCAGTGCCTCTTCCCATGGGTCAACATCTGCGCGTTGGCGGAGACCCGGTAGTCCGCCTGCGCACGGCTGATCGCCTCCAAAAAATCCGAAAACTCCTTCTTGGGCCTGGACTGCCGGGCCTTCTGGAGCCAGAGGAAAAGAGTCGAGGGCGAGATGCCTGCCTTGTGCGCTGCGTCTTGGAGCGAGTTCCCCAGCCGGACGTAGCTGCACACCTCCGCCTGCAACAAAGGCGACAGCTTGGGGGTGCGGCCCGTGTGTTTTGACCTGGACATGCTGCCCCAAGGATAGGCCCAGACCGGGCTGGGCGCCTGCCGGCTGATGTAGGAAGCGCACACTTCACTCCATTTCCGGGGTCA